ACTTATTGTTGTAAACCTTGTATTGGTAGAAACAATAGTAACTGGCATCTCTATAGGTTGATGTGAATATTGTGAAGTTAACACAAATGTATAATTACCTGTTAAATTAGGTTGATTAATTGATATATGTTGTGTTAAAAACAACTCGTTAACTAATATAGTCATGTAAACTTAGTTATAATTGGTTTATACTTATAAATATAAAACTAACACAAATTGACATGGCACATAAACTAATTTAAATATAATGGTATAATATACATGAAATACTATATTTATCACATACCTGGAATTAAGATTGGTTGTACTAGAGACTTTAAAATAAGAAACTATAATAATATGAGGCAATACTCTATAGAATCTGTTTTATTAGAAACTATAGAAGGTCCTAATACACCAGAATTCTGGCAAATAGTTGGAGATCGTGAATGGGAATTGGCAGATCAATATGAATATACTAGAGGTACTCATTATAAATCAATGTGTGAAAGATCTCAGCATCCAAGAACACAAGCTCAAATAGAACGTGCTTCTAAATTCTATAAACTTACTAAAGAAATAGCAGATCAAATAAGAGAAGAATATAGTACTACTAAAACTTCTCATAGAAAACTAGCAATTAAGTATAATATTAACAAATACTCTATTGGTAGAATAGTAAACAACCAAGGTTATTTGATTTAATAAAAAAAGGACCACATTTCTGTAGTCCTTTCTTATTTTTTAATGTTTAAGATTACGCTTCTACTATAGAAGAAGTAACTGTATACATTGGGCTTGCTTCTAATCCACCGATTACAATTTCGTATCCGTTTCTATCACCATAGGCAACTCCTGAAGTAGCTGATCCAGATACCAAGAAGGCACCTTTTTCTACACCTATTGACCAGTAGTTTCCATTACCATCTTTAGCAACTACAACCATTGTAGTAGCCTGAGCCATTAATAACAATTGATCTCTTTTAGTAGCTTCCATCTTGTTAAAGATGCAAGTTAATTGTTGATCAAAGAATAATGTACCATTTTCTTGAGATACTGTAGTAGTCTCAGTTATAGATGATGATTGTCTTGGAGTTTCGAATTTGAAAAAATCAGATGGTGTTAAAGCAGCACCACCTACAGTGATAGCGGTAATGTTACCTGCTGATTCTGTAATTGATTCTACAGGTCCATTCGAGATAAAAATAGCTTCGATACCACCAGTACCGTCGTTACATAAATCTAGAAAACCTGCTGTTAATGCTGAACAACTCATATTTATATTGATTTTTTTAATTAAGTAAAAGACTGAGGACTTAATGTCCCCAGTCTATAGTTTATTGGCTATTATGCCATATCGTTAGTAGCGAACAAGTTCACTTCACCAACACCTACACCTAATCTCCATGCAGCTCTAAACTTCATTACATCAGCAGCTTCATCATAGAAGAATCTGAATGTATCCAACTCATCAGTTAAACCTGTTGCAGCAAGGATCATTTTCCCTGGTCCAGCAAATTTGTAGTCAGAACCAACTAGCCCTGACGAGCGCACAATTGTCACATTAGTACCTGGTAAGATAAGAATATCGTTACCTTCAACTGAGTTAAAGTGGTACAAGTTTTGAGCAACTAAAGCTCTAACTAATGCTCTGTAAGAATCAGGAGAAACTACCATGATTAAATCGTCGCGGTCTTTTACAGACTCATCGATTGCATCATATAAATCAAGTGCTTGAGAAAACGCATTTGTTGCGGTCCATGCAGCAGGTACACCCGCTTGTAAGTTAGCTCCGTTTGCAGAAGTAATCTGTGCTTTCAATCCTGTTGTTGCACCGAAACCGTTGATTAAGAAACCTTCGTTGTATTTTCTCAATTTGTCTGCATAACTCTCCGAAATGACGTTCTCAAATGGGATTTCATCATTACCAGTTCCTGGGTTCATGAATGCAGAAGTGTACTTAGCTCTTAAGTCTTCTACACACATTTCTGTTTTTGATTGTAAACTTTCAATAGTTACATTTACTTGTGAGTAAGTTACTTCACCGTCTGAAGTCCATCCACAAGATAGTGCAGATACAGGTAAGTCTGCATCTACTAAGTTAATTGCTACTGTTCCGCTTGAGAAACCTGATCTTAAATCAACGTAGTCTAATAGGTCTGTTTTTAATACAACCTTCGATATCAAGTCCAAACTAAGTTGGTCTGTATATGCTGGAAGTGCTGTTACATCGAATCCAAATGCCATAATGTTAAATTTGTTTTTTTATTAATTAATTAGTTTGAACGAAGGGCACGTAATGCATCCATTCGTTTTGAAAGCTGCTCATCTCTGATAGCTTTATTTTCAGAAAATGTGTTTCTGATTGGTTTTGCTGCAGGTTCATCTGCAATTTTTTGAAACTTAGCTTTAAGCTCAGTTACTTCTTCTGTTAACGCTGCGATCTCTTCAGTGAATGGAGCAATCATTTCAGCAATACCTGTTAACAACTCTTCAGTTGCAGGAATAGCTGCTTCAGAAACTGGAACTTCAACCTCTACCTCTTCCATTACCTCTTCGATAATTTCTTCAGGTTTAGCTTCTGCTTCAACTTCTGAGATTTCCATAATCTCACCATTAGGACCAACACCGATTAACTTTCCGTCTACAGTTTCGTGGATACCTTCTGGTGCATATGGAGATTCTTCGCCTTCATCTACCTTTACAAGTAGTGTTGCTCCAACCTCTAATTCACCTTCAGTATAAACCACAGTACCATCCACTAATTCTGCATCTGCAAATTTAGATTCAGTTACAACTGCTTTGTCCGCTGCGAGCATAACTCTCAACTTCTTAACCATGTCATTTACTGTCATAATATTGATTTTTTTTAGTTTATCTAGTACTTTACCAGACATTACTAAATATATATTCGCTTTAAAATGACAAAAGTTTAAAAATAAATCACTCCAGATTTTTTTATGTCAAATATTTGTGGTATATTAGTAGTATACTAATGGAGGTTATTTACCTTCTAAAGAAATTATTTTAAAAATAAACGCTAAATAATTTTTTTATATCAAATAAAAGTGGTATATTAGTAGTATAATAATAACAATAACAAATAAAACTAAACAAAATGGAAAATTACAAAGTAGATTACAAACACTCTATTAAAAAAGGTCAAGAAAAAGTTAATACAATGAGTAGCGACGGTACTTTAGGACATTACTTTAAAGACATTCATAGCGGTACAATATCAGTATGGGAACAACGTATACTAAAAAAATGGAAAGGTAATACTATGTATTGTACAGTTACTGATCAAGAAGATCTAATTGAATATATGGTAGACGTAACACATAGAGGTAATGCGTATGAAGGTATGTCATATGAAATAAATTGTAATGGAAAAACTAATGAAGGACATTGGATATCATTCTTTGTTACATTAGGCGGAGGTTCTAAAGGTGAAGTCTTTGTAGAACCAATAGAGGCATCAGAAGATCCAGAATTTGATTACAATGACCTTCATGACGCTATTATAGATTATGCTGAAAATAATTTATACAAATAAATGCAAAATAAACGCTAAATAATTTTTTTATATCAAATATTTGTGGTATATTAGTAGTATAATAATTAATTAATCTTAAAAACAAGTAAAAATGGAAAATTACAAAGTAACAATCGTAACAAGCGAATTCGAACATGCAGGTAGAGACTGTGCAAGAACAATGTGGATGTTTAAAGAGGACACTCCTGAACATCAAGATGCTATTAAACAGTATTTAAAATACGAAGCACAAGCATTAAATCCTAAAAGTGAAGTTCAATTTGAATGTGCCAAAGCCTTTCTTATGGCTGGAGGTCAATTCATTAAAGAAGTAAAATCATAATGGTAGGACTAGGAGAAATCGCAGTAGTCATCATAGCTTGGTGGCTACTATTTAAAAAATCAAAATAATTTGAAACAAAGACCACTTAGTTAGTATAACTAGTATAAACAATAAATAAAAACAAATATTATGAAAACAATTAACAAAAAGAATTACAAAGAATTTTTAGAAATGACAGCATCAGAACTAAGAGTTGTATCAAGAATGGCAGAAAGAATGGCTCAAGACGCAGAAGCATTAGAATCTCCAACTCAAGAAAACTTCGAACATCTACAATCAATGGATGTGTGTATGAGAGCAGCCTTCCACGCAATGCACAAAGGATATTCTATGATGGTTAGACCTTACTCTAGAATAATAAGAGCTAATGGATCTAAAAGAATGGAAGACGCCTTCAATAATATTGGAAGAACAATAGAAGCAATAGAAGCAAACAACTAAAACTAAACGGGAGAGGCATTAAGTCTCTCCCTTAATTAAACAAAATGGAAAATTACACCGCAAAACAAGTAAGAGAAATGTTCGACGATGCTGAATCACAACCTTATGTTCAGTATCAACGTTTAAAAAAATTATCAAGTGAAGTTGTAGCACATTCAACCCAATCTGGATGTGATTGGCAACGCACAAGAGAGATATTCCTTTATGAACTAATTACAGACTTATTACATCATAGTGATCTTAATGATAATGATATTAGAGAAACGGTAGAAGATGCAATTGAAGACGTAAAGGCATATAACAAAATGGTTACTGAATCAGATAGAATCTAATATGAAAAAGAATTGGAGTCCTTGTAAATTGTCAATGGATAGTGCTAACACCATTAGAGCGAAATATCTCGAAGGTGTTAGTATTAATTTACTATCTAAACAATATGATTTAAGTAGAGCAGGTATTAAGGCAATACTAAAAGGTAATACCTATAATAAATTTGGAGAATATGAGAATCTAATGTTAAAGAAGACTACTTCTCTTTTTTAGATCTGTTATGTCTTATCCTTTGTACGTTAAGTATGATACCACTGATTATTAACACCATTGTTAGTATATCATTGTAATTTACCATAGCTGCACCAGCAGCTCCTATCGTAGTTAGATTAGCAATAGAATCTTTAGTCTCGTTTATCATGATTTTTGTACTATTTCTAGAAATGACCCAGTTACAGAAAAACCATTGAGTTCTCCTTCTTTAATTTTATTCCAAGTATCTCTAT